CCCGGCCTGAATCCTATGGGGGTGTCCCCACCTTCATATCGCGGACTAGGCGTCTGTCTCCCGACAGTCGTCTGGTTCTTTACTTTTGTGTAGGAGGCTGCGGTATGGATTCGTTCCTGTACTCTGTTCGCAAGATCACCGGTCAGTCGATAAGGGATTCCTTATATGGGAGTCACGAGTATCGTGATTTCTGTCCGGATTTTCTTCAGTTGATGATCGGCTATGTTCTTGACACAGCAGGTGACGTCTCGTCAGCCGCTATTGTCTCCGACACAACAACACCCCGTACTATCGTGAAGCGAGCTCCTTCTCTGCTTGATTCCATCGGATTATTTATCGATGTTCTCACTCAGAATGAGGTTCCTCCGCGTCTCGATACCACCTGGCGCCCTCGCGAGCGCCTTGCAGTTTCTGGGACTATTGTCCCAGGCTTCGAGATCACATCTACTAACGTGGGTGCGTTCAGGAGTTTTGTCGATCCAGCACACAATGCTATTACCGTCAACTTTTTCCAAGTTGGCGCGGAAAAGTATGTTTCTGTGGATTTGCTGTTCGACTTTTTCAGGAACTTCGTTGAAGGTTATGTGGACAATACACCTATGGTGTGGTTCACAAATCTTTGGAACAACGACTACGAGCCGCCAGGCGGTTACCCGTGGTATGTCGCCCCGTATGTAGCCTGTTATTACACAGACTTATCATACACGGAAGACAAGTTCTCGTATGAAGTGGAAGTTCAGACTTGGACCGACACTCGCTTTGGGTTTCCTCTACGCATTAATTCGCGTACCCGTTATTCGGGATCCGTAACTCGCCATCGGCTAAGGCCGTGGGAAATCTCGGTGAAGTTTACTCAAGGTGATGGCGTTGCGTTTACAGGTCCATTTCCATGGATAGCCTGGGGCGTGTGGCAGAAACCTATTGTGACGGGGCCTAAAGCTTACTTCCGAAATTCGGTCGAAGCTCCGGATATCCTCTCGATGCTATCTGCCGTACCCTTCTCCATTGCGAGCTTTGCGCCTGGTTTATTTCATACCCAGTCGCAGAGTTTCCTCGCATTGCTTGGTGAGGTGTCCAAGAACTTTGAGTCATTAGTTGAATCGCCGCAGTTTATCCCTACTTTAACGGGGGTTGCTGATTCGATCATCTCAAAGGACTCTGTCTTGGGCTCAAAGCTTGGGCTCTTCACGAGCCCATCTGCGTTTGATTCCTTCTCAAGGGAGTCTCCGCTTTCGCGCATTCGTCTCTTGCTGAAGTTTTTGGCGGGGCTGCATCTTGCGTATGTTTTCGCAATTGCGCCCGCTCTTAAGTCGGCTGACGATGCTCTCACTACCTTCATCAGGGAGGTGTCCGTTTCTAAGGGTAAGTCATACGTGAAGTATACTACCCAGGACGGCACTTTTTCCGGATGGCCTGCCGGCCTTGTCAAGCTCGTGCAGGGATTTCGCTCAGAGGAGATCGCAAGGTGCGAAGTCCTCTATGGTTCACAAGCGGAGACCTCGCTAACAAAGACTCGCACGTTTGAAGCGCTTGACCGTGTTTTAGACGATGTCAGAAGAGCCGGGATCGAACCCGACCCTGTCTATTTGTATGCTGCAATTCCGCTTTCTTTCGTTTTTGACGCTGTGGTCTTCCCTGTGGCGGTCATCATGACTGATGCCTACCAGAGATTTAAGATGACCACCAGCCGGCACTTCACTATGGGTCATAGTGTGCGGGTTGTCGTTACGTATCGTTCAGGGCTAGTTTATCGGCTCTACGTACGTTCTGATGCGTCTCAGATTTTATTTGATCCACCTGATACCTCGTGGTTAAAGGCGTCGGGTCTCACACCAGCGATAGCGATTTCGTTAGCAACGGTGTTGTTTCTTTAACCGGTAACATCTACTTCGCCCAAATTCTAGCCATATTGGCAGAACAGGTCTGACATGTCAACGTCGATCTCTTTTCCAGCTGACGCAGTTGTTGCGGGAGCTACGGAAATTCAAACGACCAACTTCGCGTTGGTTGCCGCTGATTACCAGAGTGTGGAATACCGCGCCGTGAGCTTGTTTGCTTCACGCATTCCAGGGGTCAAGCTTGACTACCTGCCCAAGTTCGCCAACGGTGTGGCAACTCCAGACTGGACGTTTTTTATGCGGAAGGATCTCGCAGGGACGAATGCGATGTATCGCAATCTCATCGGAGTGAAGGTCGTGACCTCGAACACATCTGTGTCGGGTTACTCTCCCTCAGTCGCGAAGGTTGTGTCGCTTCCTATTCAGTCCCATCGCATCGAGGTCTACAATTGGCACCCCGCAGCGGTTACCCTAACGGATGGAACGGTGTTTGCACGGTGGGGCGTAAATATCGCCGCATACGTGTTTTACGTCGATCCTGAGTCAGGACAACTGCTTTACGGGGATGGCTCACATCGTTCGCTTTACGAGGCTGTCAATTTTCTTTTGACGCCCGTAGCGGCGAATAAGCCTAGCGCCTCACCGGCGCTTGCCCTGGTGACTGGTATCTCGCCTTTATAAGCGGATATGAGCCACCGTGTAGATCCTGTGAGATTCAGCGAGGAATGGGCAAAAGCAATTCCCATTTCAGTCCCAGTAAAGTCTGAGACCCGCGCCGCAAGGCGCGCGTTAACCGCTCACGCTACACTGTTGTATTCTAGTCCGCTTACTTCCATGCAGGATTTGAGACGCCGCGACTCTATAGTAAGATCGCAACTGTCTGTGTACTCTGATCTAATTGAAGTAGTGGGGTTTATACCCTCACTTTTATTCTTCAAGAAAGTTGATCAGGAGTTTCTGCGTGGTTTTATCATCACTGACCAAGGCCTCACTTACGAGATCTCTGAGAACATAATCTACACGCCAATGTATCGGCATGCAAAAACTCTCGTGGGTCGTGTTTTGGATATTGATGGTAGGGATGGGAAGGTAATCCAGTATATACACACCTGGCTTCTCTATCTTAGTAAGCTTCCCTTGTCAAGGCCTGATTTGTTAGGTCCAGCGAAGATCGCTTGGATCGCAAGGCAGACCAATCCTTTACCCTACATGGCGGGCCAATCAGTGATTGAACCCGTACGGAAAATCGTTTCGTGGCTTATTGATGATGATTTCCAGTTCATCGGAAATCACGGTCCAGGTTCTACATCAACTGGAGCGAAGACGGTACCGGAAAAAAACCGGGATTACATGCCGTCGATGCAGACTAAGCAGCTGACGCGTTTCCACGTTGACGATGTCTTCTATGACGACCACGCGCCTCAAAATGCGCGATGGACGGCCGTCCACAAGGATATCGGTAGCGTACGCCCCATAACGATGGAGCCACCTGCTATGCAATATGCACAACAGGGCATGAAGTACGATCTTTATCGTATGATTGACCGACATCTTGTACCGGCTGGCTCGTTCGTTCGATTCGCTGATCAAACACCTTCACGGGTGTGTGCTCTCAACGGATCTGTTCTAAAGGCGGACCGCTTTAAATGTTCAACGATCGACCTATCTAGTGCTTCTGATTTCCTTTCAGTCCAACTCGTCATAGACCTCTTTTCGGGTAACATCTTGCATTATCTTTTAGCAGGACGTACCTGGAATGTCGATGTCGACAAGCAGACGGTAGAGTTGAATATGTACGCAGGCATGGGATCGGCGTTAACCTTTCCTGTGCAAACGCTTGTGTTTCTGGCTATATCCATCTGGGCTGTTATTGCTCAGCTAGTTCTCGAAGAAACGGGCGTCGAGGCCTCTGCGGATGATCTGCAGGATTACCTAAACGATACCGGTTTTCGTAAGAAATGGATTAACTCCAGAATACGAGTTTACGGCGATGATATCGCCATTCCGGATTTTGCTGCACAACGTCTGATAAAATTGCTGTCAGACTTCGGACTGCTGGTGAACGTCAACAAATCATTTGTAGGCAGATCACCTGTCAGAGAATCGTGTGGCATATATGCTCTTGCGGGGCGAGATATAACCCCGAAGTTTTACCGTCTGCCCGTCTTTGGACGGGTTCTGGATGCCAAGGCTTATGAAGCCATCCGGTCGCATGCAAATGAGGCATTTTTCATGCAACATAGAGTATTGAATCGGTTTTTAATCAGAACCGTGAGAGACTCGAAATTGCTGATATCGTCTCAGGAGCACAATCGGAGAGGTAGAAGAGGTCTGAAGTATCCAGATCAAAGACTGCAAGACGCGAGGATATTGTTCGAAGAGACTCGTGGTAGAGACGACTACATTGGATTCGTTTCAATGAAGGGATCGAAACCCGATCATCGAATAAGCCTTGCCGAGGATTCGTCAGCTTTTACGACGTACTTTCCCGCGTCTGCTAGCATTCGTGACGATGAGAATGGGTTTTACTATCTCACTCTCTCGTACAGAAAGCTGGTTGACCGCTCGTTTCATGTAGAAACCCTCATGGAAAACCGTGATGGCACCTTCACAAACGAGTTTCAGAAATCATCGTATGACAGAATCCCGGCGGGGACACGGCTTGTAAAGCGTAACGCTATCACTCTTATGCCTCATAAGAGTGCAAGGACTATGGTCTGGGGATGGGCACCCAGGTGACGTTGGAATAATCACCCATCGTTAGGAGTGTGACATGGATTTGATCCACGCCAGTGCGAC